TATAGATTTTATATTAGATCAAGTTATAAAAGAAATGGGGGAATAATATGAAAGTAAATGGTAAAAAAATAAATGGAAACAAATTTGCTTATGATGAATGTCACAAAATATACATTTTAGAAGATGAGCAAGATGTTGATGAAGCATTAAAATATGGATATAGAATATATCCTATAAGCAGCTTACAAGAAAAATTTGAAGATAGTTGTGGATTACAATTCATACAAAATTGGAAACTAGATAAAAGATATGTAGACCAATTTGTTGAAGCTAGATTTGAAGAGGATTAAAAATGGAAAAGTATTATAATAAATTAGAAATATTAATATCAATGTTAAGAGAAATAGATTTAGAAAAAAATGATAAAGAAACAATAAGATATGTATTAGATGAAATAGCAGATAGATTAGCAGACATAGTTGATGATGTAGATTAGGAGAAGAATAAAAATGAGTATAGAAGAATTAAAAGAAAAAATAACAACAGATGAATTAATTGAAATGGTTAGAAATATAATAAGTTATGATGGTAGTTTTGAAGATTTAGATTATTTTGAAAATGATGAATATTTTTTTCAAGATTTTTTTCAAAACAAAGTAGATGAAGCAGTACGAGCAGTATGTTATGGAAATTACGAATATATGGATGATTATGTTAAATTTAATGCTTATGGTAATTTAGACAGTTGTAGTGAATATCAATATAGAAATGAAGTAGAAAATAACAGAGATGAAATAATAGAGCATTATTTAGAATTGTATGCAGATAATAATGTATATCCTAGCGATGAATTAAAACAAAAATTATATGATTATTATGAAGAAAAGGAGAATGAGTGAAATGTTAAATCAAGTAGTATTAGTAGGAAGATTAGTAGATAACTTAAAAGTAGAAGATATGGATGGTAAAAAATATTGTAATTTAATATTAGCAGTACCAAGAAGTTATAAGAATGAAAATGGAGAATATGAAACAGATTTTATTGATTGTATATTATGGCATAGTGTTGCAGAAAACACAGCAGAGTATTGTAAAAAAGGCGATTTAGTAGGAATAAAAGGAAGATTAGAAAAAAGAGAAAACAATCTGTTTGTAATAGGAGAAAAAGTTTCATTTTTAAGTAGCAAAAGAGTTGATGAAAATGAAAATAATTAGAAGTATAAATATAGATAGATCTATATGGGAATTATTAGAGAAAATATCAAAAAAAGAAAATAGAAGTAAAAGCAATATGATAGAGAAATTAATAAAGGACTATAAAGCATAGTTCTTTTATTTTGACTTATTAAATAAAAAATGCTATAATGGAATAGGTGATAGAAAAATGGGCAATATAGAAAACTTAAAATATAGAGATGGAGAAAGGCATGTATTTACCCAAGAAGAAGCCAAGAAAGGCAACGAAAATTCTATAAAAGCAAGAAGAGAAAAAAAAGGAATGCAAAATATAGCAAAATGGTTATTAGAAATACCATTAAAAGATGAAGCTATGGAAATAGAGGACATACAAAGTTTTGCAGAATTAAAAGGTAAAAATGTAACAGTAGAACAAGCAATAATGATACAACAATTACAAAAAGCATTAAAAGGAGATTTACAGAGTGCTACATTTATAAGAGATACATCAGGACAAAAGCCAGTAGAAGTGCAACAAGTAATAGAAACACCTACAATAAATGATGACATATAGGAGATGGGGTTATGAACTTAACAGAAGCAATAGCACCATCTTTTTATCAATTACATAGAGATATAAAGCAAAATAAATATACTCATATATGGTGTAAAGGTGGAAGAGCAAGTACAAAGTCTAGTTTTATAAGTATAGAGTTAATACTAGGCATAATGAAAAATAAAGATACAAATGCAGTAGTTATGAGAAAAGTAGAGAGAACACTTGCAGATAGCGTATTTAGTCAGTTGATATGGGCTATTGAGAAGCTAGGAGTATATAATTATTGGCAGATAAAGAAAAGCCCATTAGAGTTGGTTTATTTACCTACAGGACAGCAGATATTATTTAGAGGTGCAGATGACCCAAAAAAATTAAAGTCAACTAGATTTAGAAAAGGATATTGTAGATACTTATGGTATGAAGAGGTTGATGAGTTCTTTGGTATGGAAGAGATAAGAACAATTAACCAAACATTTATGCGTGGTGGAGAGATATTTACAGTATTTTATTCATACAACCCACCAAAATCAATTAATAGTTGGGTAAATGCAGAAGCATTAGAAGAAAGACCTGATAAAGTAGTACATACAAGCACATATTTAGATGTACCAAGAGAATGGCTAGGAGAACAATTCTTTATAGAAGCAGAACACCTAAAAGCAACAAAAGAATTAGCATATAGAAATGAATATTTAGGAGAAGCAACAGGAACAGGTGGAGCAGTATTTGATAATGTTACTATAAGGCATATAGAACAAGATGAGATAGACAAGTTTGATAATATACTTGATGGAGTTGACTTTGGATATGCAGTTGACCCTGCTTGTTATTTACAGGTGCATTTTGACAAAACTAGAAAAAAGTTGTATATTTTTAATGAGATATATAAACAAAGTTTGAGTAATAGAAAATTATATGAATTGATAAAAGAGATAAAGATAGGGCAGTCTTATATTACTTGTGATAGTGCAGAGCCTAAATCAATAGATGAGTTAAGATATTTAGGTTTAAGAGTAAAAGGTGCAGTAAAAGGACCAGATAGTGTAGAATATGGAATAAGGTTCTTACAAAGCCTAGAAGAAATAATAATAGATAATACAAGATGTCCTAATACAGCAAGAGAATTTACAATGTATGAATATGAAAAAGATAAATATGGGGAATTTAAAAGCAAGTATCCTGATGAAAATAACCATAGTATAGATGCTTGCAGATATGCAGTAGAAGATTATACAAGAAGCAATACAATGACTTTTGGATATAGGAGTATTATATAGGAGGGGAAACAATGATTCAATACACAAGAGAGTATTTAGAAAATTCAAACAATGCTACTTCAATAATAAATGAAGTAAAACCAATATTAGAACATAGAAAGCAAATGAGGGATAGATATACCAAAAAGAATGGTATACCACTAGAAGCATATACAAGTAAAGTAGCAACAGGCTATTTAGCAGGAACAGAGCCTAGATTTACAGTAAATGTGGAAACAAATGAAAAGAAACAATCTATTATTGTAAAATTATTTAATAAGATCATAGGAGAAAAAGCTAATCCTGATGAATTTAAAACAATGATAGATTATATCAATGACTATAACGATTTAGGAGATTTCTTCTTAAATATATGTTTAGATTACTTTTCTACAGGTGCTTGTAGATGGTTAAACTATGAAAATAGTGATAATGAACAAGTATATGCTAGAGTACCAAGTTGGCAATGTGAGTTGATATATGATTATAGCACGCCTGTACAATGTATAGGAGCAGTACAAGTATATCAAGCACATGATAATAAAGGTAATCTAGTAAATAAAGCTATAATAACAAGTGAAAAGACAAAGAGATATTTCCAAGATGGACAACCAACAAAAGATGTATATGAAGAAGATATAAATCAAAGACAAGATGTTAAGTGGTATTTAGTACCTTTTTACGGTTGCGAAAGTACAACAGGAGCATTATTTGAAAATGTACTTGACTTAATAGGTAAATTAGAATTGTGTATAGAAAACACATCAAATATAATGCAGTATAATGATGCAGGATGCAAATTAAAAGTAACAGGATATATGCCACAAAACCCATTGTTAGATAAAGATGGAAATATTAATCATGCAAGGATAAAAGAAGATAAAGCATTATTAAATGCATTAGTGTTTTATACACCAGACCAAAGTGGAGATATAGATTGGATAACAAAGACAATAGATAGCTCTAGTGTAGAGTTAATGAATAAGACTTTACTAGAATATGTATTAATGCTTACATTTATACCAAATATAACTGATGAGAGCTTTACAAATGCAGATAGTAATAAAGCATTAATGAAGAAGTTTTTTGGACTACAAACAAGTCAACAAGAAACAATTAAGTCTTTACAAAAAGAATTGTTGAGAATGTGGGAGAATTTAACAGATAGAATAAACATTAAGAAAAATACAAAGTTTGATTTTAGAGATATACAAATCACTATTAATACATCAATACCAACAGATGACAATGAAGTAGCTCAAATGTGGTTAACATTAAGAGGCTTATTATCTGATGAAACAATAATAGAACATTTACCTTTTGATTTAGATGTAGAAAGCGAAATCAAGAAAGTAAAAGAACAAAATGAAGATAATATGGAAGAAGCAGTAGAGAGGGCAAAGAAATTTGGAAACGATAATAAGAATATATCTGATAATAATAACAACGATGAATCTGATACTACTGACAAGAGAACAGATAAAGAAGAAGAAGATAATAACAATTAACATAATAGTTAGTTTATTATACCTGCTACCGATTGAGGTGATACTTATATGTGGAGTTATGTAGATGAACAATTAAAGAAATATTTAAAACAACATAAAACTAATGACAGAGAACTTGAATACCGAATACAAAATGTATTTAATATGGGATTTGAGTTCTCCTCCCTATACAATTATGCTAATAACGGCATTTTAAGGCAGTTTAAGACACGAATAAGATTATTTAAAGAGAATTATACTAAAAATGATTATGTGTCTTATATGGTAAATAAATACCAAAATAGAACAAGAATAAAAAATAACGAGATATTAAGAATAATGTTGCTCATGGAATATGCAGAAGTATATGATAAGAATTATAATAATCAGTTAGCTTTATTTGATGAAATATCAAAAAGTATAGTTAAAGTAACAAATGCAGAAGTAGAAAATGTGTTAAGACACAAAAAAAGGAAATTTAGAAGACATCCTTTTATATATGAACATATCTTTTTATTGCATTTACTAGCTATGCCAAATAATCTTGGAGTAACATGGGAAGAACATACAGCAAGTATAATAGATTATAATAGTGACCAATGCTATAAACAAGCAGTAATAGATTTACGAAATGATGATCTGAAAGTAGATAAAGATTTAATAGAAAGCCAAACAAAAAGAGAAATAAACTACAAGAGCAATAGATTAGATGATAAGTTCTTCGGACAAATAGATAACGAAGTTACTTATTTAGTAAATCAAGAAAGAATACAAATATTTAAGTATTATGGAATAACAAAAGTACAATTTAAAGCATTAATAGATGAAAGAACAACAGAAGAATGTAGAGAAATGAATGGCAAAGTATTTGATATAGATAAATTGGTATTAGGAGAAAACCTACCACCATTACATTATAATTGCCGTTCAGTAATTGAAGCATATTCTGTTAAATAAGTATTTACAAATTAAAACAATTATGTTATAATTAAAATGCATTAAATTTAATGCGTGAATGCAATTATGTTACCTTTATAGGTAGCATTGAGTAGATATATTAACAAGTGGTAGTTGCTAGACAAATGTCTTGTGAATGTGGTTCAAGTCCCATTATATCTATTCAATGGTGCTTATAAAGCACTAATGTAAATCCTTATTTTTCATTTTTATAAATGAAAAGCGGTAGTGCCTCTTTGGAGCCTACCTAAACAAGTTGGATGCGTCTGACTTGTTTTTTTATGCCATTTGACACAGCAATTAAGATGTGCTATACTTTTGGTAGTAGATAAGATGTTCTTAAAAAGAATATTTTGAATGTGCTGGGGCTTTAAGCAATGGCATGGGCAAAGGAGGAAATACAATGGAAGAAGAACAAACTACACAAGTGGAAGATAAGCCACTATCTTTTGATGAAATATTAGGAGATAAAACTTATCAAGCAGAATTTGATAGGAGAGTTCAAAAGGCTTTAGAAACTGCAAGAACAAAATGGGAAGAAGAAGAAAAGTCAAAGAGATCTGAAGCTGAAAAACTTGCCAAGATGGATGCAGAACAAAAAGCAAAATATGAACTTAAGAAAGCAAATGAAGAAAGAGATTCTGCTATAGCTAGATTAAATGCTTATGAGTTAAAAAATACAGCAATTAAGATAGCACAAGAAAAGGGGCTAGATATATCTTTACTTGAAGATATTGATTATTCTAAACAAACAGCAGAAACAATTACTACTATTATTGATACAAAGAAAGCAGTATTTGATAAAGCATTAGAAAAAGCAATGAACGACAAGTATAAGGAATCAACACCTCTAACAAATATGTCTGAAAAGACAACAACAAGTAATATGCCAGAATTTTTTTAGAAAGAGGAGATGATTTATTATGGCAAGATTAGATTCATTATCTATACAATTACAAACAAATGCAGAATATAAGGACAAATTAGCTGAAAGCTATGGAAAAGTAATTGAAAACTTACAAAAATCAACTATATCATCTGCATTAAAAAACACTGATTTATCAGGAGATGTAAATTCAGGAACAGTTGAAGCTAAACGTTTTGCTAACGCAACAGCTCAAAACTATGGTACTGCTCGTGGAAATGGATATGCTAACAAAGTAAAAGCATTACCAGTAGTAGTAGCATTAGACACTAACAAAGAGTTTATTGAAGAAGTTGAAGAAAAAGACCTTAAAACTTACGGTGTTGGTGGATTAATTGAAAGAAGAACTGCTAATCAAGGTGGAGCTATGAAGAGATTACTTGAAAGAGCATTCTTTAATGAAGCAGTTACTTCAGGATCTGCATTAAGTTTAAGTGCTTTAACAGCACCAACTAAACTTGAAGAAGCTATCCAAAACATTGAAACAACTAAAAATGATTTTGTTGATGGTGTTGAAAGAGATTTAATAAGTGTTGTATGCGCTCCATCATTCTATGGAGATTTAAGAAACTACCTAGATGCAGGAGTAAACAATGCAAATGTTACAACTGAAGTAGGAGAATTTGGAAGATTCCATGGTGTTGATGTTTATTCATCAGTATATCTACCAGCAGGAGTAGATTTTGTAATTATGGTTAATGGTTCAATAGCACAACCAGTACTACCATCAATTTACAATCCAAGCAAAATTGAACTTTCTGATGCAACTGCATTCGGACTATTCCTATATTTTGGAACAAAAGCAGTTACTCCAGAATTAATCAAATACGAAGGAAATCCAAGTATATAATTAGTTAGGAGGCGTTAGTATGTTAGAAGAAATAATCTATGAGTTAGGAGATAACTACAACTCAGATGATGAGAGTGTTCTAGAAGAAATTTTAGAAGAAGTTACTGCTAACGCTTTAACTATATCTAATAGAGGAAATACAGAACAAAACAAAGATTTTCTAAAACATGAAATAAAGACATGTGTAAAAGGAATATATTTACAAAGAGGAGCAGAAGGACTTAACAGTTTATCTGAAAGAGGAACATCATCAAATTTTAATGATTGTATGGACAAAATGAGAAATGATATTATAAGGAATGGTAAACGCCAATGCTATTAAGATATTTAACTCCAATTACCCTAAAACAAGCGAGTAAAATAAAACAAGCAAATGGTACTTACAAAAACATTTATGAAAATATCGGTTCTTATAAAGTTCAAAAGCAAAGCTTAACAGATGATGAAGTATCTGCTACAGTATATGGAGCAAATATTAATAAAATGTTAAGAATATCAAGCCCTTTAAGTGATTTAGAAGAATATCTTTTACCTAAAGTAGATAATAAAGAGGACAATATATCTAACTATTATATTGAATACAAAAACAAAACTTATAAAATTGTGGCTGTAGCAGAAGATAGAATAGATATAGAACTCATAAATAGTACATCAACATTAAGTATATGAAAAATATAGAGAGTTTAAGTGTTGATATATCTAAATATGGTGAAAGAGTAATTGATAATTTAATTAAAGCACAAAGAAGTACGGCTAGAGATCTGTTGAAAGATGTGAAGTTGGGAGCGCCAGTAAATACGGGAGCATATAGAGATTCTATTCAAATGACTGATACAGTATATGATGGAAACGAAATAAGAACTTCAGTATATACAGATGCAACAGTAATGGATTCATTAGGTAGAGAATACAATTTAGGAGAATTAATTGAATATGGAACAAGACCACATTTAATTGAACCAGCGACAAAACAAGTATTAAAGTTCACAATAGATGGACACACAATATTTGCAAGTCATGTATTCCATCCAGGAACAGTTGCAAACCCACACTTTCAATTAGCTTTACAAAAAAATATACCCTTGTACCAATATAATATAAGAAGGGCGTTGAAGGAGGCAGAGTTGTGAGAGAAGTTATCCAAGCGAAGCTTGAGGAAATACAAGATATAGAAATAACCTCTGAAATGCCGAATGAGGTATTAGATGAGGGCAAGACATATTTTAGTTACACTTTACAAACAGATTATCAAGATTCAGATCTAAACAAGAATTATACATATAGACCTTTTATAATAGGTTATGTAAAAAGAATAGAAAATTTAGAGGAAAACACACTAGAAATAGTGGATAAAGCCACAGAAGATATAGTTAATAAATTAAAAGAGTTAAACATACGAACAAGTTATAGAGATGTTACACTAGACAAAATAAGAAAAGTACAGGTAACAGGATATGGCTTGTATAATGAAATAAACAATATATTAGTTTAGGAGGTAAATATGGCAACATTTACATTAGGACACGGAACAAAATTAGAGTATAGTACAACTGAAAATGGTTCTTACACTGAATTATATGGTCCAAAAAGCATTGGGGAAGTGGGCGGCACTCCAGACAGAGTATCCACAGACACTCTTTCAAACTCTAAGTATCATACCGCTATTGATGGTCTCATGCCTGAAGTAGCATTAGATATACCATTTAATTTAGATGTAGAAGAAGCAGATTCAAACATGAGATTAGTATATGACATGGAAGCTACTGGAAATGAATATTGGTTTAAAATCACTTATACAAGTGGAGTAGAAGTAAAATTCAAGAGTAAAGTAAAATATTCAATAGGAGTTGCAAATCCAAACGAAATACAAGAATTTACAATGCACTTATCACCAGTAGGTGAACCAACAATAACTTTACCAAGTGCAAGTATATAATAACTAAAGGGGTTATGAGGGTTAGTACCCTTATAATCTCTTTTTAATTAGAGGAGGAAATACAAATGAAATACACTTATGTAATGAGTAATGGAAAAGAATTGAAATTAAAATTGACATCAGGAGATTGCATAGAAATAGAAAATTTATATAAAAAATCAATATTAGAATGTGTACAAGAAGAATCAATGACAATGATGTGTACAATGTTAAGATATGGAGTTAAAGAAATAGATGGAGTAGAACAGAAAAATTTTTCTTTAAAGAATGCACAAATGTTATTTGATGAACTTGTAGATAGTGGAATGACACTAAAACAGATATTAATGGATGTAATATATGAAATGTTAGTGGCATCAGGTTTTTTAGAAAAAGAGGATTGGGAGGAAATGAAAACTGCTCAAGCTCAAGCCTCAAAGAAAGTACAGAAGAAAGCAGTAGAGAAATTGGAACAAATTTAAGCGAGCAAATAAGACAATTATGGGATTGTTTGCAAGAGTTAGGGTATTTAATGTCAGATCTATATAAAATGGATATGAAAGAATTAGAAAGTACTCTAGTCAATAGAAGAAAAGGTATAGCAAATGAATGTTTTATGATAGGAATGTTAAGCAGAACTGCATTGGTAAAAGATATGCCAGATACTCCCGAAAAAGCATTTCCTTATATGTTCCCACCTAAAAAAGTACATGCTATGCCTGACTTTTTAAAACAAAAAGCAATGGAAACCTTAAAAGAAAGGGGTGTTAAATTTGGCTAAAGAAAGACATGAAGTAGAATTAGTAGCAAAAGTTGATAAGTTTAAAAGAGATATAAATGAAACAAGTAACCTTACAAAAAGATTTTCTGACAGAGTAAAACAAGATTTTGAAGGGATAAGTAATGCGTTAGATTTTAGATTTAGAATAAAGAAAAATAATGCAGAAGAATTAAAAAGTGAAATATCAAGATTAAAAAAGGTATTAAAAACCGATTTAGATATGCCTTTAAGTTTAAGAATGACAGAAGCAGAACGTGGGCAAACACAAAGTGATTTAGCTTATGCAGAAAAGCAATTAAATAAAATAGAAGATTCAAGCAAAAAAATTGGAAATTCTATGGAAAAATCTTTTGCAAAAGGTTTAAAATCAGTAAAACGATTAACTATAGGCTTTTTAGGTGCAAGATCTGCTTTTATGCTATTTAGAAAATACCTAGGAGAATATCAAAGTCAAAATGAAGCGTTTGCTGAAAAAATGAAATTAACGACAAGTGTAATAACAAATGCACTAGCACCAGCGTTTGAGTTTTTAGGAAATGTAATACAATATGCAGTAATAGGGTTGGCTAGAATAATAGAGTTATTAACAGGAGTTAACATATTAGGCAAAGCAGTAGATAATTCATTAAAAGGAGCTTCTAAAAGTGCAAAAGAATTAAATGATAATTTGAGTGGATTAGATGAAATATCAAATATACAACCAGATTCAGGAGGGTTATCAACAGGAATAAGTAGTCAATTAGAAGCGTTAGCAGAGTTTCAAGAGAAGATAAAAGAAGTAGATGAGTGGTTCGCTAAAAACCCAATAGGAAAAGCAATAAAAGATATAGCAAGTTTTGTAGGAGAACATCCATGGGAAACACTACTTGGCATAGGAAGTTTCTTATTATTAAAAAATACTATAATACCAGCATTATTAGGATCTGCAGGAGTAGGTGGATTAATCACATCTTTTGGTATATTAGGAGTAGCAATAGCAGGAGCAATAACTGTGGCTTTGTGGGTTAATCTTATAGATAAAATAAATGAAGCAATAGAAGCCGTAGAACATTTTAGAGAAGTTACAGAAGAAGTAGAAAAAGGAACTGAAGAAAATAATAAGAGGTATGAAAATGTTTTAGATTTTTATGATGAAATGATAGAAAAAGGCGAAATGAATGAAGAAAAATGGAAGGGTTATGCTCAAGCATTAAAAGATGCAACAAGTAACGAGAGCCTTCATATAGGAGCAATAAAAGATAGTGCAGAATGGACAGAAAAAGTATTTGGCTATAATGAAAAAAACAAAGAAGAAATAGAAGCAAGTATAAAGAAAGTAGAAGAATACAAAAAAAGAATGGAAGAAATACCTACACAATATCAAACAACAATAGAAATAGATGGTAATCTTACAAAACTTAAAAGCAAATTTGATAGGTTCTTATATTCCACAAGATTAGGTTGGGGAAGTGCTATTTGGGATTCACTATTTGGAAAAGCAAATGGTGGAGTATTTACAGGCTCAAGTTGGCAACCAATAACAGCTTATGCAGGTGGAGGAATGCCAGATACAGGGCAAATGTTTGTTGCTCGTGAAAGTGGTCCTGAAATGGTAGGAACAATGAATGGGCATACAGCAGTAATGAATAACGACCAAATTGTAGCATCAGTAAGTGCAGGAGTATATGAAGCAGTAATGAGTGCCATGAGTGGACAAAATCAAAGACCTGTAGTATTAAATGTTAATGGTAAGGAACTTGCAAAAGTTACATACGGTGATTATCAAGAAGAAAGTTCTCGTAGAGGAACTAACACAGCAATAAGGAGGATATAATATGAAATTATTAAGAGCATATTTAAACGGGAGTTGGGTAGATCTACCTACTCCTGCTCCTGAAAATTATGAGTTTCAAAGTGAATGGAGAGAAAAATCATTCAGAGATTCTAACCAATACTTACATAGAGATATGATAAGAAAAATACGTAAGGTAAATTGTGGCTGGAATGCCTTAAATTCGGACGAAATGGCTTTGCTAGATAGTTTATATGATTTAGAGAGTTTTACGCTAGAATGTACGGATAATCGCAATATAAGGGTGCGTATGAAGGTATATGCAGGTCCTATAAGTGGAAAAGCAAAGTTTATGGATAAATCTACACTTGCAATAACATTAAGAACAGATGTATCAATGAATTTTATAGAGTTTTAAGGTGATATTATGATAATTGTAAGCAATGATTTTAAAAAAGCTATAAAAGATTCAGAAAGAAGAATAAAAGGATATGTAGAAGCTATATATGATGTACCAGATGTAACAGTAACACCTACGGCGTCTTATACTTCTACATATTCGTCTATTTCTGATATAGTTAATGGGATAAGAGTAGAAAAAGAATATGGTAGCCTTGATTATTTACCTTTAGATGGTTCAAGATTAACTGTGTTAAATGGAACAAATGATAATGCTGGATATATAAGCGATGATTTGTTTGAAGAAATAAGTAACCCTACTATAACTTTATCTTTTGCTAGTACAACTATAAAAGGAATGACACTTTATTTTAAAGACAATGCACCTACAAGCCTAACTTTAACTTATAGTGATAGTAGTACACAAACAATAACAGATAACGAAAATGAAGTGGTACAAATAATATTTGAAGAGCCAAAGGCTTTAACAGGCGTAACAATTCTGATTAATGACATGGAATATTCTGATAGAAAAATAAAACTATGGGAAGTTGATTTAGGTATAACAAATGTATATAAGGACAGAGATCTGATAGAGTTTACTGTAGATGAAGAAGTAAATAAACTTGTTGAAGAAGTACCTATTAATGAAACAAATATAATATTAAATAATATGAATGATTTGTTTAACCCATTAAATCCAACAGGAATAGTACCTTACTTAAGTGAAAATTCAATAATAAGACCTTATGTAGGAGTATTAACAGAAACAGATGGTGTTGAATATGTTAAAATGGGAGATTTCTATTTTGAAAGCTATACAAATAACAGTGATTCAACAACTACTTTGGTTGGTAAAAATATAATAAAAAGATTAGAAAAAGAATTGTTAAAAAATGATAACGAAACAGATTTCTTTAAAACATCATTAAGCCAAACAGCTTTTGAAACCTTTATGAGTAATTATAATTATCCAATAAACACATTAAATTGGTCACATGGAGTATCAAGTGTAGCTTTAGATAAAACGGGACTATTAGATTTCTTAAAAGAAATGACATTTAGTCAATGGAATATAATGTATGCAGATAGAGATAATAAATTAAACTTTAAAGCAATAGATACATCAATAAAAGAAACATTAACTAAAAATGAGTTATTAGAAGATGTTAGCTATAAAAATATAGATAAAATTAATACAGTAAGATTAATGGTTACTAAAACAGGAAGTGGAGTAACAGTTACAAACAGGGAAGTATTAAGCACTACAGTTACTTTATCAAACGCATCTGAAGTATTTTTAATAGAAAGTAGTAGTCCACAACTTGCATTAGCAACTTTATCACAAACAGGTGGAACAAGTGCATCTATAATAAGTCAAGGAATGTATATGGCTTTTGTTAAAGTACAAGGAAATGTAGGAGATACAGTAACATTAAAATTTGAATCAACACATGATTACAACCCATATAAAGATACACAAGTTAAAACAAATAATAAAGAACCTGAAATTGTATTAGAATTTGATAGTTTTGCTAATTATTTACCAGCTCAATATATACAAAATTCAAATATATTAGATATAGCACCAAGTTATGAAATGAGTTTTGATTATAGTGGAGATCCTAGCATAGAAGCAGGGGATTATATAAATGTAGAAACACCTTATGGATACAAGCCTTTATTCGTACAAAAAAATAGAATTAAGTTTGATGGTGGATTAGAAGGCTCAATAGAGGGGGTAGAATAATATGACACTTACGACAAGTTTTCAAAAGATAGCAACAGGAAGTAGTAAGACTTATGGATATGCTACAGGATACCTTGAATTATGGGCAAAATATAATAGTCAAAGTATAGAAAATAATACATCAAATGTCACAGTAGAATTAAGATTAGTTGTATCAGGAGGATATATTGGAAACTATCAAGCTACATATTGGGGAATAAGTGGTAGTCTATCAAATAGTGGTAATTTAGGTAGTGGAGATTATAGAAGTAGAACTGTAGGAAGTGCCACAGGAGATATAACACATAATTCAGATGGAACAAAAAGTGTATCATTTTCAGGATATTTTAACCCAACAGCATGGGGATATGAAATGGATGTTAGCGGTTCTGCCGATTTACCAACAATACCAAGAGCAAGTGATATAACTTGTACAGATGGATATATTGGAGATACATTAACAATATCAATAGATAGAAAAGTAGAAAGTTTTACAGATACTCTAACTTATGATATAGGTGGATTAACAGGGACAATAGTAACAAAAACATCAAACGAAAGTGTAAGTTTTGATACAAGTAGTTTAAAATCATCTATATATGCTTTAATACCAAACGCTACAACAATACAAGGAACAATTTATTGTAGTACATATAACGGGGATACACAGATAGGCAACACACAATCAACTACATTTAGTTTAAATGCAAAAGAAAGCGAGTGTTTACCTACTTTAAGTTATACAGCAGTAGAAACAGATGAGGATGTTATTGAAATATTTGGAACAAATCAATTATTAATTAAAGGAGTAACAAAACCAAAAATAACAGTAACAGCAACTCCAAAATATAGTGCAACAATATCAAGCTATGGTATAGATTTGAATGGATATTATGTTACTACAAATGAATATACATTTGATAGTCTAACAGGAAGTAGTCTAAAAATATCAGCAACAGATAGTAGAGGATATTCAAAAGAACAAAACGAAACATTAGATATAATAGATTATTTTGTACCTAGTGCAACAATAAGTGTATCAAGAGCAATTAGAGATAATGATAATGCTTATGTAACAGTAAATGGTACTTGGTATAATGGAGCATTTGGTAGTACAAATAACACAATCTCAATAGCATGGAGTTATAGGGAAGTTGATACTCAAGAATGGACTACAGGAGGTACTTTAACTCCTCAAACAAGTAGTAACACATTTTATTTAGAAAACTATTTGCTTGGAAATGTATTTGATTATACAAAAGAATATGAAATAAAGTTTGTAGTACAAGATTTACTTAAATCAGTTCAATATATAGTAATAAGACAAAAAAGCGATTATGAGTTAAAAAGCACATATTATGAAAGCGATATATTAACTTACGGAGATTTCAATGGAATTGAAGATTATATATATGAAACTTATTTGTTATTAAATAGACAATTAGGAACAAGTTATAGTTATACAAGACAAACATGGTCTAAAAAGAACCCATTATTAGTAAGTAAATTAAATCATGTAGAAGAAGCTATAAAAGATTTAGGAAATTATTATTATAGACCTATGGGATGGAATAATGCTAGAACATGGAGTACAACTAATCCTGAAAATTTTAGTTATAGAGATGTAAATAGATGGATAAATAACTTAAATATATTAACTACAAGATTATACAATTACAGTGAAACATTATTGCCAAGCGATACATTGTATCCTAGTGATAATTTACTACCTCATTAAAAAGGAGATGATTAAATGGAAAAAATAAATTTTGTTAATGGAAGCACACCTGCAATAAATGATACAAATATGAATAAATTACAAGATAATGTTGAAGATGCTATTGATGAAGTACAAGATGATGTGGATACAAAATTAGATGCAAGTAGTGTAAAAACTACACAAACAACAAGTGATACAGATACATATAGTTGTACATATATAAATGGGATAGTTGAAAGTGGAAATAATACAAATGGAGAATGGATTAAATTTGTTGATGGAACAATGATTTGTTATTATGATAGTGGTACAGATTCAATAACGGTAGTATCAAATGATATTACTGATGCTGAAATAGTTTTTCCACAGCAATTTATTAGTAGTCCTTTAGTATCAACAATAATGAATAGTGATAGTACTTCAGCTACAATGGGATATATACAACATTCAGCAAAAAGTGTAACAACAAGTGGATTTACCTTTAGATGGTTTAGTAAAGACTCAACATATAGAGCGCCATATTATGGATATATAGCTATAGGTAAATGGAAATAATGGCCTTTGCCATTTTTCTTTATATATGATATAATTAAATAAGAAAGGATATGATTGATTGATGAAAGATTTAAAAGTCAAAGTGTCAAGAATGACACGAATGGTAGATTTACCTAAAAACTTTATAGCAGTTGATGGTGAAAATCTACAAAGTAATTTGGTATTTGAGTTTACTGATGAATTTGTAAACGGTCAAGGCAGACTTGAATATCATTTAGGTAGTAATAAAAACTACATAACATTGAATAAAGCAAACGAGCAATATTCAATACCAATTAAAAATGTTATTACTAAAAAAGGTAAAATAAGAATGCAATTAGTAGTAACAGAAGGCACAGATGAAGAAGAAATACCTGTGTTTAAAAGCAATGTATTTGATTTATATTGCAACGAATCTATAAATGCAGTAAATGAAGCACCAGACGGTTATGAACTTTGGATAGAACAAGCCAATGCAAAATTAAATCAAATGGATGAACTTATTGCAAGAGTAGAAGGAATGACATTTTCAATAGAAGATGGAGATTTAATATTAGAAATAGAGGATGGTGAATAATATGGCAAGATATAATTTAGGAAATGTAGTAGGTCCTCAAGGAGACCCAGGAGAAACAGGAAACGGAATAGCTAGTACAGTATTAAATCAAGATTATTCACTAACTATTAATTATACAAATGGGGATTCAGATACAACAACTTCTATAAGAGGTGAAAAGGGAGAAACAGGAGCAACAGGAAAAGATGGAAAAGATTATGTAATAACACAAGCCGACTATGAAGCTATTGCTGATGTGGTAGAAAGTGAAGTAAATATACCAACAAAGACAAGTCAATTAACTAATGATAGTGGATTTGTTACTAACTTAGTAAATGATTTAGCTAATTATTATTTAAAATCAAATACATATACAAAAGATGAAGTTAATACTTTGATTGGTAATATAGAAACAATTTCAATGACAGTTGTATCAGAATTGCCATCAGAGGGAGAAAGCAATATTATTTATTTAGTACCTAGTGCAGACCCACAAACTCAAAATGTAAAAGATGAATATATTTGGGTAAATAATGGATGGGAACAAATAGGAAGTACAGCAATAGATTTAAGTGACTATCAAACAAAAATAGATAGTACACACAAATTAGATGCCGATTTAGTAGATGATACAAGTTCTACTAATAAATTTGTAACAGCTTCAGACAAAACAGCATGGAGTGGGAAATATGATTTACCTAGTGGAGGAATACCATCTACAGATTTATCAAGTGCAGTTCAAACATCTTTAGGAAAAGCAGATAGTGCAGTACAAGATGTAAGTGGTAAAGAAGATAAAACAAATAAAGTTACGAGTTTAAGTTCTTCTAGTACAGATGTACAATATCCAAGTGCTAAAGCCGTTTATGATGCAATACAGGCTGGTGGTAGTGTTAAAACTTATACTTGGGATGGCGAATATACTGGTAATGAAACAATGTTACAAGAAATTTATAATTCTATAAATAATAATGAGCTTGTACTTGTAAAGTGTACAAAATTAATAAGTCATACTGTTTATATGGTTACATCTCAACAAGCGTCTTATAGTGTATATCCAGTATATTATGGAATAAAGACGAATGATAAAGTATATTTGATGGCTATTTCATATCAAGATGGCGAAGAAAACATGAATAAATCTATTGCAAATTATGTAATACAATCTAAAGTTATATTTACAGTTAGCAATGGAACTGTTACGGGTACTACAATAAAGAATTTATCTTATTATGTTTTACCTGCAAATTCAAGAGTAGAAAAATATGGTGCTGGTAGATTTGGTTCAGATTCATCGTCTGTTTTAACAACTCAAAATCAGTCTGTTTATACACCTACTGGAGATTACAATCCAGCAACTAAAAAATATGTGGATGATTCTGCTTCTACAAAGCAAGATACTTTAGTAAGTGGAACAAATATTAAAACAATAAATAATGAATCTTTATTAGGAAATGGAAACATTAATTTTGAATTTGGGAATTTAGATTACAAAGGTCATGTTGAAACTGTAGATGACTTACCTTCAATAGGGCAACCTAGTGCAACTGTAGTGACTCCAAATATTGTTATTTCTGAAGGAGCATCAATTCTTTCAACAAATTCAACTGCA